ATCCGGCGGTGATTGGGTTTTCAGAGATGCGCTGTTGATCGACGTCACGCTGCACCAGATCAACGGGCTTTGCGCCATGCATGATTTCGGCAATCCGATCTTGGTCATTCGTGGCATAACCGGGCGACTTGAAAGACAGCGACCCATCTTCAAGTTTGAATACCTGCCCGCCATCGTCAGTCGTGGCGACAACTTCACCGGAAAGCTGCTGCCTGCGCTTCGCGATGCGCTCTTGCATTCCCGCCATATTGCCCTGTTGGGCCAGTTCTGCGCGCCGGTTGGCTATCCGCTGCTGAATGTCCCCATTCATTGGCCCAACTCCAGAAATCGCCGTTCCATGGCGTCAAGCTGGGGTCCGGTCAGTTTCTCAATCGGGATCTGTGAAAGACCTGCCGCATCCATCTGCATGATGTTTTCAGGCGTGTAGCTCATGGCGGGTTGACGGCTCAGGTAGCTTTGCCAGTCGCCTTCGGGGTTGGCTTTGATGCTGCCCCCTTCTTCGGCGATTAGCGGGTTATCCCGCATGTACTCGGACCACACCTCTTGCGCGCCTTCGAGGCTGCCATGTTTGCGCGCCCAGTTCTCAAAGAACGCGGCACGGGATTGCGTCCGAGCAGCCCCGGCTTTCATGACCTGCGCAATGGCTGCATTGCCCTCTTGAGTTTGGCCCAGGTTCGGAACGGCTGCACGGAACATGCCCATTTCCCTGTCCGTGATTGCGCCTTTGGTCTTTTCGGTAAACGTCAGTTGTGCTTCCATCGCCAGAGACTTAAACGCTCCGCGCGCGCCACTGTCACCGGGCAAGAACCCGACAATATCGTCAACGAACCCGTAAGTCTCCCCACCGGGGCCGGTGTATCCAACTTGCGGCGCGACTGTTTCAAGCTGCGTGGCGAGGCTTTCAATGTCGGTTGCGGTCCGCCCTGCGGTATTGATTTCTTCCAACGCTGCTGCGTCTTTCTTTGAAAGTTCTTTCCCAAGCTGCGTTGGATTACGAGGCGTTCCGGTCGCATCAGGATTTTGCCCCGGCGGTGTGCTACCTTGCCAACCGTGCTGAACTGTTGTTCCGTCTGGTGTGGTGACGCTGAACCCGGGGGTCGGCTGGCTACGGCCAACCACAGCGGGGCCACCATCTGCACCAAGGTCATAAAGCTGATTGCCCACAACTTTGAAATTGCTGAAATCTGCCTGCGGCGGCGCTGTCAGGTTTTCGACCGATTTGAGCGCGTCCAAAGCATCGCCGTAGAGCGCAGCAACCGCGGGAAACTGATCAAGGCTCTGCAAGGGCTGCTCACCGACGCCTTGAAGTAGTTGGTTCAGCCCATCGAGGTCGCCCGCTTTGTACAGCCCGATTCCGCGTGTGATGCCCTGCTCAATTTCTGCCGCTTGTTCCGCTCGGGTGTGTGCATCCAGCGACGCTGCGTATTTCTTCAGTTGCAGCTTCATTGACTGATCACGGCTTGCCTGCACCTGATGCTGGCCTTGGACCTGCAACGCCGTCACAGGATCGTGTTGCGCAAGCGCGTTCAATGCGTTCTGATCACCTGCCAAGATATCGGCCCCCTGTGTCTGGTACAGATCCCGCAACGCGTTCTGGCTTTGAAACTGATCTGCCTGCGCACGGGCAGCCTGACCGCGTGCCAATGCGTTGATCGGATCGGGCTGACGAGCGCCTAAAATAATTCCGGCATTCATACGTGACATGCTTTACCTCAACTGAATGCGAGTTTTTGACCGGGACCGCGTGCCACCATGAACTGAGACGGGTCCAGTTGGGCGATATGCGGGCGCAGGGCGTTGCCTTGGGGCTGTTCCGGGGTCGTTGCTCCGGCAAGGGCGTTTTGTGACTGTGGGGCGCTGTAATCGCCCAGAAGTGCAAGAGCATTTTCACGATGCCCCGCCATCTGGCTATTGACCTTGTCCCGAACCGTACCGGGCGCGCCACCGTTGTTGGCGTCCGATGCGCCGTATCGACCAACACCACCGGCATTGATTGCGGAATACACGTCAAGTAGCCCCATTCCCGGACGAACACCGGTTGACCGAAGGTAATCAACAACAGCACCCTCTGGCCCGAGCTGTGATCCGACCGGATCATTCCAGTCAACCCCGTACTGACGCGCCTGGGGCTCACCGAATTGGATAAGACCTCGATGCTGCCCCCATTGGGTTGTCGGACCTGCCTGTGTAGGGTTGAAGGTGCCGCCAGTTTCGTAACTGATAGCCGTGGCAAGGTCCAAGGGATCAATCCCAAGCGCATGGGCAGATGAAATAATGCCTTCACGCAGAGCATTCATCAGAACGGCCTTGCCACTGGTCGCAGACTGTTTCGCGGCGCAAGTGACGCCGGATTCGCATGTTTGTTGTCGTTCATGTATCCCCAAGCGCTGAGCCCGGTATCAATCGCACCACTAAGCGCATTGGCCTGCCCGATGTAACCGGCAGCCTGTGCGTTCCCCATGTTGGCCAGTGCGTTCCCTGTACCGGACGCGAAGTTCGAGCCGGCCGTTGCCATTCCGCCCGCTGCGGCTTGCCCGGATGCGGCCCCTGCCGACAATCGGTTCAAAAACGTGTCATAGGTCTGGTTAGCAAGCCCCGTACCGAATTCCTGCTGAGCTTTGAGAGTGGCCCCCGAAAACACATTCCCGCGTGCCGCCGCGCTACCATCAATCGCCGCCTGCCCCTGATCGAGAAGGAAGTTATAGCCAGGGGTTGCCTGGAACCCCTGGTACTCGTAGCCACCGGACTGGTTTGCATCGGCATAGGCTTGTGCCGCCGCCAGGTCTTGGCCAAACTCTTTGCCGTTGACGCGATATTTGGTCACATCGCCAAATACATCCTGAGCCTTGTCCGGGCCATCATTCGTGAAATATCGCTCGCCGATCTTTTCTCGCGATGTGTATGACTCCACATTCGCGGAATCTGCGCCGAAGATCGGAACATCGCCGCCCAGCAGTTCGTAGCGCAAGGCATTCTGGTAATCCAAGCCCGTCTGGTAGAATGGATTGAACAGAGCGCGTGTATCAGCGTAGACCTGTTTTTCGAATTCAAGCTGACGCTCTGCCGCTTTTTCCTGTGCCTTTGCCGCCTTGCTCGAAGCGCGCGAGCCTGCCAAACCAGAGATAATTCCGCCGCCAAGGGCCGCGCCACCTGTGCCAATAGCCATTAGATCAACTTCCTGTAACTGATTTCAGCCGGGGTGTAGGACAATCGTCGTAGCAACTTGTCTGCTCTTTCGAGGGATGCCAGAGATGTCATTCGGACCTCATCTGCTTCCATTTCCGAGGCCCATGTCTCGAAAGCTTTCAGGAGGCCAATGCCGCCCCCCTCAGCCCACCAGAACAATTCAACTGCCATAACCCAATCTGGCGCGCAGTACGCCGGGACGAGAACGCCACCGATCATTCCTGTTTCACTCAGAAATACGGCCGACGATGAGTTCTCGATGAGCCCCGAAGCAAACTGTTCCCCCGCACTTTCCTCGTATGGGAACGGCTGCTGGGATTGCGCGTGAAACAGTTTCCCAAACGCGACGACTTGAGGGACGTCTGCCAGTGTTGCTCGACGGATCACGGGTGCAATGCTTCCAGCGCCGTCACACGAGCAGCCAAAGCGGTGTTTTCCGCCTTCAGGGTCTCGACGTACCGGGCCAGTTCAGCCGTATATTTCAACAACTCGATTGTCGGCATTCCGGTTTCGCTGATTTTCGTTGTGTTATTCAGTCTCGGTGCGCTCATGCCAATCTCAACCTCGCATCGCAGAACAGCGGCACCTCATATCCGTGCGTGATATCAAGGCGTGCTGTGAATTCCCGAAACTGCCCCAGAGACCGATACAAGACCCGGTTTCTGTACTGCCCCAGACCCCCGGCCGACATCGACCGCTCAGAACCCCATGTGTGTCCCCGATCACCAGAGAACCGAACCATGACCTGCGCCGCCGGATCTGTGGTAACTCGACCGTAATCCGCGTAGAACTCAATCTCGGGCACCCGGAATCGTCGGCTATCATTGCGCAGGGTTCTGGAAACAGCGCGGCGATACAGTGTCCCGCCTTTGTCCATTTCGGTGTTGTCAAACCGACTGATTGCCCCCAGATCAGAGGCAACGACCCACGGGCCAGCCGTGGTTTGAGCCGCCCCAACCGCATCCCAAGCCCCATGCTCAACGCCTTCAGACCGTTCGTGCCACTCCTGTGTGGAAAAGTCGTAGACCCATGCAGGCCGATCAGAGAAACGAATGACGCAGAACTTGTGCCCCTCGTGCTCGTAGTAAAAGCAGTGTGTCGGATTGGAGTCCCGGATGCTGCGGGAAACGGGCTGCGTTGAAACGGGCTGCATCCCCTGACCTGTGGTCACGTAGGCGATGTCATCATTGCCAACCACAAACAATCCACCGCGAAGCCTGGTCATCAGGTTGAACGACTTGAGGCCTGTGGTCACTACACCGCCCGGAACCCTTGCAAAGGCCTCGGCCTCGTCAGCAGATCCGGTAGGATACCAAATCTCAGTGCTGCGCTCTTTGAAGATCAGGTAATTCCCGTTCAGCGCAACGCCGCGAATATTGTTATCTTCGCCAGATTCCGTTGTTGCGAAGTTCAGGCCGTTCAACGTGCCGGGGTCTGCGACGTCTGACCATTGGAACCGGCGTCCATTCCGCTCTGTCAGCAACATCCGTTGCCCGATGGTGTCAACAGAGCCATAGTTCGAGAATGCTCCATCGGCAGGCTCAACGATGGCTGTACCATTCCATGTGTAGTAGTTTCCAGCAGCCACCACCGTGACATAGCCCTCATTGCCAGCAATCGTGGTATTTACATCATCGGCCACAGCGCCAAGCGTGATCGGAACACCATCATTGCTCAATCGGTTCAGGTTTCCACCAGACACCGTGTAAACGTCGCCATCCACCCAGGACATTGCGCGCTGGAACTCGGTTCGCGGCGTGTGAACCGGCACCTGTCCCGGCACCGGCCGCATAATATGGCGGGTCAGGTCGCCCTCGGTCACAGGCTCACGATACAGGTTCAAGAGGCGTGATGTCCCTGCCCCCGGTGCCGTTGCGGTCTGAGCTGATTGGCCGGCGAACTCAACGATGGGCATCAGAAAAACAAAGCTCTCTTGCCTGCTTCGATTTCCGCGTCTGTGACTGTGCCATCTTCATCCAGATCCCTGTCATCGGTCCTGTCATCTGGAATCAGTGCCGCCCGAAGTCGCCCCATTGCCTTTGATCTGGGCTCAGGTGCCTGAACCTCGAAATGTGGTGCGATCTCTGTAGCCAATAGATAGGAAAGCGAAAGAAAGGCGTTGTCCGGTGTCGCATCCAGTGTCCACGTAATCGTGATCCCTTGAGTGTTTTGGATCTCTAGAAAAAGCGCATCCAGCGTGTCGCCAGTGTATGCAGCATCATCCGCGCTCGCCGCTGTGTCACTTGCCACGACCCCGAGGCGGCGAAGAGCCATCTGCATCACGTCCAGTCTTGTCTTTGGCATTGGCGCGCCCCTTCACTTCCTGCCAATTGGGCAGGTTTTTGAGCTTGTACCCGATGACATCGGATACCGTTGTGGTTTTGCCGGGTGTGAAAACGGCCCCACGATAAACGCAGGCCCGCTTTCCTTTGTATTTGAGCCGCATTATGCGTCTGCAACCGCAGCAAAGAAGCCCGTCAGAACGCCGTGGTCCTTCAGGTCATCCGTATCGCCAGATCCCGAGCCAAACAGCATCTTTTCGATGCCGCCCATCTCGATGATGGCGCACCCCTTTTTGCGCTTGTAGTCGAAATATTCCTCTTCCGACTTCCAGCGCTTCGCAACGCCATATCCCAGCGCCTGAGCGCCGCAGAAGTAGACGGGGGCAACATCGATACCAGCAGCGCCGACACCCGACAGAACGCCGATATCCTCAACTTCCTTGAAGATCATCCCGTCCCATTCGATGTCACCGCCCTTGAACAGCTTTTCATTCTGCATACGCAGCGAAACGTCGCGCTGTGCCTGGGTGATAACCGGGTCGTTCTTCAGATCGCGGAACACCAACGAAGGCACATAGACCTTGTAATAGTAGCGGGCCGAGGACTCCGACATGACGGGGCGAATTTTGGGGCTCGCAGTCCGTGCCATGCGTTTCATCAGCGATGCCGCCGACGCGGTCAGCGTGTCATTGGTCCCGTCAACATTCAGCAGAGACGCACTGTGGTCATTGCTGGAATTGTTGCCCACGGCAGAACCAAACAGGCAACGATCGGCGTTATCGACCAACCAAGCGTCCTTGTTCGCCTCAGAGGCGGAACCATAGGCCGTGCCGTTGATGGAACCAAGAGCCGCAATCACGCGGTCGCGAGTGTTTTCCATTGCCCACGTTTTCAGCGACATCTTAGCCGCCTTTCGCAGATCAATGGCGCTGATCTGGTTGTCCCAAGCCGTCGAACGAACGCCGTTGGCACGCTCTTTGATGGTCAGCTTGAAGGAGCGGCTGTCCATATCCTCTTCGTTGCCTTCGAGGGTCGCGCCATTTTCAACGCCTGCACCGGACAGACGATTGACCAGCGCATAGGTGATGGACTCACCCTTTTTCTTGGTCAGATCCTCTTTGACCTGGATGATTGCATTTTCACTTGTGCCCATTTCGGACGCAAAGAGGTTCTGCTGGACGTGTTCAACAAAGAACTTGTCGTCCCACTGTTGGACCGTCAGGCCCGTTGCTGCTGTGGATTCAGCCATTTCTCATTTCCTTTTGAAAAGGAGACTAAGACCCGATGACGCTATCCAGCGGTGTCGGACCTGCCCACGCTGTTTTGGGGCCGCCTCCTGTGCCTGTGACATTGGCCATTGAAGGGGCTGCTTGAGCCGCCTTGTCCTGCGCCTGCTTCGCAACCATTTCTGCCTCGACCTGCGCACGAACCTCTTTTTCAATGCGCGCCCTGTATGCGGCTGGATCGTCGCCAACTTCTTGGGCGATTGTCTGCCGCTGATGCCACTTCACAACCTCACCCCACGGGGAACGAGCCGCCATGACGGCCTGTTTATCGCCGGGGGATGCATTGGCCTGGAACGCCGCGAAAGCAGCATCCACAACCTCATCGCCATGCTGGCCCCGAGTGATCTCTTCCGAGGCATCAAGGCGCATGTTTTGAGCAATGGTTTGCACCTGCTGCTGAATGAAGGCCGTGCCTTCAGGATCAACAAACTCAGGCGCTTGTGGCGGCTCTGGCTGTGGCTGGCTCTGTTGCTTCAACGCGCGAAGCTCGCCGCGCGTTTCGGCCAAAGCCGTTTTCAAACCAGAGATTTCATTGTCCCGCGTATCTTCTACGGGATCCGGTGTTGGTTCCGGTTCTACAGGGGTATTCGGTTCTGCTTTCGTTTCCTCTGCGGGCTCCGCAATTGGTTCCGGCTGCTCACCGTTGATGATCTGCTCAAGGTCAGACATGGTAGTTCACCTATCGTTGTGATTTCACGAAACGCCCGTATCGTCGGCGGCACGGTTCGCCCGTTAGTGTCGGCGGCACACATTCGCCCGTTAGCCCCGGCGGCGGGTTACAGATGTCTCGGCATTGTTGCCTCAACCTGCAATTTCTGAGCGTTCGCCATGTTTTCGGCGGTTTCGCTCTGTGTTTTCTCTAGGTCGGCCATTTCTGCTGGACTTGGCTGCGCGTTTTGCAGCGCCTCTAGCAGCTTTTCCTTCTTCTTGGCCGGCAAGACAGGATCAGCCTCAATCAGGACTGCTGGCGGCATTGTCGGGCCGTATTTCATCAGGGCTTCGAATATCTCGCCCTCCAGCGTCACTCGGTCAGGCACTTCCTCGATGAGGATGTCAACGTCCAGTTCTTCGACGTTGTTTTCGATAGCAACCGGCGTCTGCAAACGCGGATCCCCGGGGTACAGCCCCATCTGCAACGCGACGGCCTGAGCTTGCTGTGGATCCACCTGACCCAACTGCTGTTCAAGCGTAACAGGCCGGTTCAGGCCAACAAAACGGGCACCATATTCTTCGTCCGTGACCCGGACCCACTTTTCTCTCGTCCAGAACTGCTTAATCCGCATCCAAATATGGCGGTAAACTTCGCGAGTGAACCGATGCAGCTTGTCCAGAAGGCTTGCAAGTTCAACCATTCCGCCCTGCTGTCGCGCCAAGACAGCGCGGCCGCTCTGGTTCTCACCTGTTTCCCCGGCAAGCGCAGCATTAGCACCAAGCAGGTCAATTTCGTTCTTGGCGTCTTCAAACATTGCCAACTGGCCGGTGATTTGATCATTGTTTGGCAAAATCTCAAATGGACGCATTCCAACCCGCGCGGCATCCTCGAAAGCTTCGATGTTGAGCTCGATCACACCGTCTGCCTTTGCCGTTTGGCGCTGAAGTTCAGACAGACTGTCAACCGCGCCCTTCACCGTCAGGATTTGCCGAGAATTGATACCGTGCAGAGCCTTTGACCGGCGCTTGTTTATCTCGTCCTGTGGGCTAAACATGTCACGCACGATGCCATACCGCTCATTATCGCGGCCGACATACGCCCCCTGCATCAAGAGCGGGCATATGCTCTCCCCGTCCTCATCAACATAGGGGCTTTCACCGCCGTCAAGCTTTGCGCCGCACACAAACTTGCACCACTGCCAAGCCCCCTTGTGGCGATACCACATCAACAACGCGGATGCGTTTCCGGGTGGCGTCCACCCAATGACGCTTGGGCCTGTCGTCGTGGGTGTCCGATGCGCTCACGCCCTGAAGCGCATACAGCCCTTCAACCACGTCCTTTTGGTCCGGGTATTCAGCGAGGAAATCTTCCTCATCCATCCAAATAACCGCGCCCTTGAACCGGGCATCGGAGAAGTCGGATTCCCGCGAATGCGGGTCATAGAAAGTGCGGTCCCACGGGTAATGATTGATAACAACTTCGACATCGCCATTCCGTTTTGGCTGATGCACGACCTCGCAAGCGCCATACCCTTCCACAAGGAAGTTATCGTACACCTCTGAGCGAACATAGTCCCAGTCCTGATTGTCACAGACATACCGGATCGCGTCTGTTGCGGCCTCTGCCCCTTCCTGATGCTGCGGTGTACGTGGAAAGGCCTTCGGGTCGGTGCGCTGCTTTACCTCAAGGCCCTTGAGATATTCGATTTTGCGACGCACACGGTTGAAAACTACCTCCGGCTGGCCTCGCTTTTGCAGCGCCGCCCGTTCCTCCTGAGTCAGTTGATTGCCGTCGGTATAATCCCGCGCCCTCTCTGCCTCATTTCTGGATTGATACGTGGCGGTTTCGTAACTCTCGAACCACTGTTCGAGCTTGCCAACATCTACATCGTTTTCCAATTGGCTTCACCCTCTTCATCGCCGAAGTATCGGCGTCTTTGTGGCTCTGGTTCTTGCTTCGGCTGCTTTAAAAGCTTGCCGCGCCTGTGAAGGCCCTCAACTGCGTATCGCAGGGCATCGATCAGGTGATTGTTCTTGTCTTCAATCGCGGGCAGCACCTCGCCCGTCCGTGGGTCTGTTTTGTACGCGTATGACCTAAGCTCTCGCTCCAGGTTCACGCATCGCGGATTCACCACGATATCCATGCCTTGAAGGAAAGTTACGCCGTCCTCTACAGAGCCCTTGCCCTTCTTGGCCGCTCGGAGCTTGGGGAAGCCGTGGCGTCGAATGTAGTCGATTGTCTCGGGTCTGGCATTGTCGCCACGCATGACCCACTTGTTTGCGTCCGGCAGTCCGTTCAGGAACTTTGGAAGTGCATCCGTTGGAACGCCGAGTTCATAAACTTCTGCATCAACATAGAGCGTCTGATTGTCTGGAATGCAGCAGCGAAGCGCAGCCGTTTCATCCTTCGCAAAGCCCCAATCAGCACCATAGAACCACACTACATTACTCGGCGGCTCAATCTCCCCAACACGCCAATTGCGGAATACACGCGCCTCCGAAAGACCGCGATACTGGCCGTTCCACACATGCTCGAACTTATCCGGATCACGTTCCTTGTCACGCTCCATGTCCGCCCGAAGTTCTTCGGGAAACCACGGGTTATCATCCCAATTCACCAATCTGACTATCGCGCCTTCTGGCGGGTGGCTCCTCAGCTCATCGTCAATCGGATCATCCGGGTTTTCCGGGTTCCAACTTGCCCATATTTCCGATCCAGCCTTTCGAATGGTCGGTGTCAGCAGATCCAGCGATTTGCGGCTGATAGTTTGCGCTTCCTCTATCCACGCGACGTCAAATCCTTCCAGAGACTTGATGCTTGCCGCCGTGTGGTTCTGCATTCCGCGAAAGATTATCCGTGACCCGTTTGCCCCGGTGATTTCATGTTCCGTCACCTTGAAGAACGACGTCAGCCCAAATGCTTCAATCTTGTCCTCGATCAGCATCTTTACCGAGTCAGCAATCGAACGCTGAACTTCACGTACACAGACAATGCGAAAGCCTGGCCGCTCTATACAGCGAAGGACGGTCAGCCCAGCAAAGCAATGCGACTTGCCCGAGCCGCGCCCACCATAGAGGCCTTTGTGCCTTGCGTCCCCGAAGTAAGGTTGAAAATACTCGGGGAACTCAATTTGCTGATTTGAAGCCAACTTGGATACTCAGCGGTATACCCTCCCCGTCAGGCCCGCTCATCTCGGTTGTGGACTTGGGAGTTCCGTGCGCTCGGTCTTCACTGTCCTTGAACAGTTTCAGGGTATCTGAACAGAGATATTCAGACACGTCTGTACCTGCCTCAACCTTTTCCATCATTGTGGAAAGCATCTTGTGCCTAAGAGTTGCGGCCATTTCGGCTGCTTCAACCTCTAACCGCTTCTGCTCTTTGGTCTTGCCCCCGGGGTTCGCAGCTCCACCCTTCTTAAATCGTGTGTCAGGCGATGGGTTCGGATTTGCCATGCTCCCCTCGCTTTAGCTATCGTTAATGACTGCCGCTCGATCACCAGCAGCCAACCCGCCAAAATCTCGCATCTTTCCCGATGGCACGAAGTGCCCTTGCCCAACTGTCGCACTGACTGCCGGACCAAAGATAATCCAGACATCAGATGCACTGTTGTTGATGACGGTTGCAAAGTCGTTTTTGTTGGCGGTGATAGAGGTATGTGAACTTCCGACGCCGGAGTTGAGTTCTTCCACCTGATTGTTCTTGCCTGCGATGACGCCGACGCCGTTGAACTCGGCGCGGCCCATTTCAACTACAACCTGTCCCATGCGCTTCCTTTACATTTTCAGGCTTAGGCCTCGCCTACGATCAGACGAGGGTAGCGCCTGCTTATCAGCGGTCGGCCTGCCGAACTGAACGCCGGAGTGAATGCTTGACGGCGCAACCTCATGGGTTTGACCCAATGTCGTCGCACCAACGACTGGTGAAGCCGTCAGGCCTGTTGGCGTGACCGCATGGGTTTGCCCTATCGTCGGGGCTCCAATGATTGGTGAACTGGCAATGCCATTTGGCGTCAGAGCCGAAATAACACCGATAGTCGGACTGCCTGAATTTGCGGCGGCGGCGATATTGCTTGGCGTGACGCTGTCAGTTGCTGGCCCGGTGGCTGTGGGATGTTGAAGCGATGAGGCCGCAGCTATGCTATTCGGAGATAGCACATGGACCTGACCAAGCGTTGGCGTGCCTGTTGAAGTTGCGGATGAAATGCTGCCGGGTGTTGTCCCGACTACCTGGGATAGCGTGGGTGTTCCGACCGAGGGGGTTGCCGCAATACTGGACGGCGTGACGTTGTCAGTACTGCTTCCCGCCGCGTGGGTGATGATCAGATGCGGGTGGTCTGTTTGGCTGGCCATGCCAACGCCGAGAAAGCGAACAAGCTCATAGTCGCCAATGGCTGCTGGGAAGCTTTGGCTCTCGGTCCTGCTGGACCAGATGATGATGCTGATCGTCGACCCGATATTGTCGTTGATATAGGTCGTCAGGGCGGCGCTGTTGAACGTGAGCCACCCGGTCGACATGCCGGATGTATTCAGAGACACCAGATCCGTCAGTGCCGCCAGATCGGTTGCATTGTTCCAATCGGACGCCGACCAGGGACTGTTTGTGAACGCCGCGACCAAGACATCGAATTCCGCGTCGGTTGACTTGTCCGAGTTCAGGTTGATCCGCAGATCAACGTCACTGACCGTATCGCCTGAACTTATCCCGGACGTGTCGAATTCGATGAACGATTGCGTGATATTGGCGCGGTTATTGGTGTGCCAATATTGTCCTGCGTAGAAGTCCCACTTGTCATTCGAAATCAGCTCCGAACCTGCGCCCGAAAGCGCGCCTGCAAAATCTCCGTTGTTTTTGTTCGCGTTGATGCTGGAACTCGCATCCGCGTAGACGGTTGTTTCAGTCATTTGTTAGGTCGCGTCAGCGATGCCTATCTCAAAGGCGGTAGTAGTGAATGTGTTTCCCGATGTGACGGCCTGAGACGATGCCAGTGCACCGGTGGACTTGAGTTCATTTTCGCTGTTGTCGGTCATGGCCCAATGAGTTCCGGTTCCCGTTGAATCAACTGTGCCGTCCGTGATGGCAGCGACGGTGCGCTGCCGCCCCCCGCCTGTTCGATCCGCAGCGGCGCTGATGGTCGGGCTCGCCTTGGTGGCCAGTTTGTACGTCGAACTGGCCTCTGTGTAATTGGCGGGTTCCTGGCTGCATAGATACAGGTTTTCTACGTCATCACACGCATAGTCCAGCGCAGCATCAAAGGCCGCATCCTGCAAAAAAGGCATGTTACTGCTCCCTGATTTGTTTCAGCGCCCACTTGATGGCGTCCTGTTCTGGCAGGTCCGTTTCCCCGATGGGATCAAGCCTCCCGCCTTTGTTGGCGTACAGCTTCCAGATGAATGGCCGCTTCCACTGATAGAAATGCAGCCTGACACCCGGAGCGATGGGATTGCCGTAGATATCCAGCATGGCATCGAGATAGTTCATGCCCGTCCCGTTTTCCTTCATCCGCTGAACTATCTTCGCCGATGTTTCAGAGGGGCTTTCGCCTTCCTCGAACGTCAGCGAAATCTGGCGCGGGGCTCGATCAAGCCGGTATTCATCGTTACCAAAGGTGATAAACCCGGTCGCACTTTTCCGAACTGGCATTGATTTACCGATAAGACGGCTCAGCAGGCCCATTGCGCGCCTCCATGGTGATGAATGAAACAAGCCGAGGACACCTGATGCCACTGGTGCCCTCGACTCTGTCCAAAGCCAGCTCAGCCCTGAGGGGGGAAGGTATCCGGAGGATATGGCTTTGAAATGGGGTGAGCGCCGACCCGATGCGCGCCAGGTATTGTTCGGGCTTTGTGATTTATGCCGGCTGTTTATCCGGCCTCTGCGCCGCGCTCAGGAGGTGTGCCGGGATTTGCTATGACCGACAGACGGAGTGATCCGACCGCCATCAGCACACCACCAAAGGGCGGTCATATTCTCGAAATGCAGTAGCACCCGCCCATGCAGTGGTTTCCGAAGAAACAGGCGAGGTGCAGTCGGGGACTTATGCCGGAATTCCGGTCGGCCCGTCTGATGGGAAAGTACCACGTTGCTTATTGCTCAGCAACCCTTTGAACGACCCCGCTTTTGTCCTCGCCCTTCATGCGTATGTTGCCAATCGTCATTTCGTACCAGACGCGCCCAGCTTCGACCCTCTTCACGTCTACGAAAAACCCGGCGAATGGGCCGTCCATCATCATTGCAGGCTCACCCACCTTTGGCTTGATGGCCTCAAGCTTCTCATCTTCCATTTGGATTATCGCACTTGGCAGCCCCATGACCTCGGCGACTTCCTCGTCTGTGATAACCAAGGGTTCATCATCCTTGGAGAACACGCCGACAATCACGCGGCGGTCGCGCATAACATCCCACTGCGGGCGATACTTGAAACGAGCATAGATGATGCGGGGAATGATTGGCACCAATTGGGTGCGCTTCTTTCCGTGTGAATGCCGGGTTCGCTCAATGGTTGGGTATCGAACCACACAACCCGCATTTTGGAGCCTGTGGCGCGTTTCGCGCTCCTTCTGCGGTCGAGTGATCAGAGCGTACCAGACAGGCTGACACGGCGCCCCAACAATGCCACGAGCCGATTCAAATGGCCACGGATCTCCAACTTGCAGTGATTTCATTTCCTGCCCCATTACTGCCCCCTTCCGTTAACTTGTGGAATTGTTGTTTTGCGCGGGATGATTGGCATCCAGTATCCCTTGATCCGGACCACTTCACTGACCGGCGATGCGTTCATTGCGCTTTCGTATTGCGCCGCCTCGAATTGCTGACGCGCAGGCGATGGCAGGCTCCAAATCATACCGCCGTTGTTGATGGCAACTGATACTACCCGCTCCATCACCCCTGCCCTCCCGCCCTGCGCGCTGGCCGCTTGGTCTGTCGGCCCTCGGTTCCTGCCTTGCCCTGATTGGCCAGCGGTACGTCGCGGATGAAATGCTCCCCGGACCAATCGTCGTCAAAGCAGATCTCCGGATCGGCAAGCGGCCACATGATCGGTGGTCGGCCTAGAATGTCTGTCACGTCTGTCATTTCAGCCTCTTGCCTGCCGTTTGATTACGCTATCCAAAAAATCTCCACCTGTTGTTTCGGTCGGCGGTAGTACCGGTTTGAAATACGGGCTCCGCAGCCAATTGCGCCAAGCAGCATCCCAATCGACATAAGTTCGCCCACTGGCGAGATTGCTGCTTTTGAAGCGCTCAAACTGAGCCTTTGCCTCTTCCAGCCCATGCCCTTCCCCAGCGGCTATCTCGAATTGCCTCTGAGAAATCACCGAATCCTCTCGAATTCGAGTTTTTCTCAGAGGATATCTCGATCGTGACTGGGAAAC